GCACCGTACCTCGCCATCACAATGATGACTACACCGGGTGACTAAAGGTCACCCCTCCAGGCGTCTTTAACGATGCAGGTGCCATCTGCGTATTCTCCTATCCGACTAGGTTTCCCTAGATCGTAAGGCAAGGACCCGGTTAAGAGAACCCTGAGTAATTCACACCAGTGATACTTTGGGTTACTACGTAACTTTCTGGTCCTTGCTTTAACTATGGGTACCCTGTACTCATACTTTTGTAATTGCTTGTTCCAACGTCTCTTGAATAAAACGTCGTTACAAGCCATAAGATTACATTTGTATGAAAGCGGTAGATTAGAATAAACTGTCCTAACGTGCGGATAATAGAAATTATCCCCGAAGGACATTAATCTTGCCGCCACAGAGTCACCATACACTTCGATGATTTCGTTAACGAAACCAACGAAAGATAGATGAGAATCGATGTTTCTTTCTACGAACTTGCGACACTTGACGTAACCAACGTCGTGCCCCTTGTAGAATTCACCGCCACAAGACTCACGAAAATGAGTTTTGTAGCATGTCTTCTCAAGGTTTACTTTGAGATCAAATTTCTCGAGTAAAGCAATTGCAGCATTTACATGCTGTGTTGGTAGAATTATATCATCGCCGTAGACATACACATCTGTACATATATTTCCTGACAATAGAGCCCAAAATACAAGGGACTCTATTGGGAAACACACAGCGGAACCCATTGGAGCGAACTTTTCCAATGGCCCGAATGTGTAACCGTTAGGAAATTCTATGTACTCTGTGCGGCACGCGTTCAGCGCTTTCACCCAATCGAAGGGTAAAAGGGATGCAACAACATCCCACCGCACTCTATCTGATGCATCTTTCAGATCTAACGTAGCGTACTCCATACTAATGGAAGCACGTTGCGCTAGATTCTTATTTACGCTCTGATCGGTAAAATTTACACGACCACGCGTAACAGGATGATCTTCAACAATTTGATAAATCATCCGCATCAGACCCTGCTGAACGTACATCATTTCCCTAGGCTCCATGCAAATGAGCCTAGGACCTCTGCTATCTTTCGGGACGGCAGAGAGACGCGCAACAGGCTGGTCCAGCGTCGGCCCGTGTGTAAGCTTTTTGAGCTCATCACATAGGTGACTTGCAGAGACGAAGAAGGTTTCGCTGTAATCAAAAACATCATTGAGTTTTTGAATAAACCGCGGAACCCGGTGATATTTATCCCATGGCCTTGTACGACAGGCTGTCGCACCAGAACCATGGCGTGGTACCAATTCTCGGGTACAATCCTTTCTTGAGGACAGTACGCCTCGAATACGTGCCGCGGCTCTTTCAAGTATTTCACTTGAAGATTCCACATCAAACAATGAGGAATCGAGAGCAATATCACGATCACAGAAAGCAGCATAAGCAGCTTCAAGTGTTGCTTCGTCATGCGGGACCTCGAGTTTGTAGAACATCAACGTGAGTTGACGTCCCCATTTGATGTGGTGAGGCGAAGCATCGGGACGAATGATACCGCTATCTGTAAATATTTTACTAAAAATATTATACAGAAAAGCAGGTAACAAAGAGTCCTTTTGCTTCCCAAAGCGAGCCGTTAAAACAAACGGTTCGCCTACGATTAGAGCCCTATCTAAATCTTTGCCAAGTGCAGGCAAATCAATAGTTAGGAATCTAATTCCCTCACAATCGCAACGCCTTTGGAAGACGTCACGATCTGTCTTTGTTGCTGGAGAATGTAATGCCAAGTTGGCCCACAATGAGCCAAGGATACGATGGTTGCCGCTTTTCATAGCGGGAGCCCTCCGAGTCCTACTAAGAGCATTACACTTAGGACCAGACATTGAAGTCGAATCCTACGACTCCAAGTTCAAGACCTTGTCCACATTGGTCTCTGTGAACGTAAAGGTATTGTTTCCCGCAAGGAATTCAATACCCTGGTTCAAGAGGTCAAGCAGATGGTCTGACGTGATGATCCCATCCGTGGGATAAGTCAGCTTTATGAGCAACTGCGCCGATGAATGCGTGACTAAGTCAACGCTATTCACTTCGGTTATGTCGAACATAATTGCTGACCTACGGGTTTTGCCGTCCTTGGTTGTCTCATGGGCAATTGAAATGCCATGAGGAACGTCCAAGGCGCGCGCCGCGTTACGTCGCACGGTTTTGATCGAGTTTTTGCTGCTCTCAGATGATACTTTATCGTATACCTGGGCAGCATCTGCACGGTTGTGCAGAGTCAATTGGTCCGCAAAGCTCATAGCTTAGGACTCCTTGACTAAAGGTTATTTGGTTCTTCAACGTCGAAGGACGTTGAGGAGATTTACCATGAGAAACGCTTGCCTAAGATTAGGCCAGTGAAACTCAAGCAATCCGAGATCCACATCTACAGGATTGCCCCCTTGTGGTAAAGGTGGTAGACCGAGTCGCATACGAGTGTAGACTTTACTCTCGTAAATCGCCCGGGGCCCAATGAAAGACGTAATAGCACCATTGCTAGTACGTTTAACTTGGGAATTCCTTTGGAAGTCATACTTTTGGCTAGTCTTTACAGAATAGCCGAAGTTGACAACCGTTATCGGCGTAAGAAAGAAGTCATGATCAAATTGACTAACAAACTTACTAACCGATAAGAAATAATCAACAAGGAATGAGAAAGGGATCGCCTCCCAAATAATTGAGAGAGGATCACCTAACCCGGCCATGTCAAAGTACATAGCCAGCTTGTTGATACCGGCGAGGTCGATGTGATTTGGTTTGAAACTCAAATGAGCCTTCACAACCACATCTTCTACGTAATTCCTGATGTTGGTATTCTTGTAAGTATGATTATTACAAAAAGTACCCCAGGAAGAATCAGTTATGCTAGTTGCATAACTCTGATCATTCTTCCAAACATCAGCTGTGATGTCTGCATGGCGGGTCCAAATGGTCCCAGCCTTAGCGTCCTTATTCCACCGTGTAACATAAGAATCCAGTTGGGTAATACCCTTGTGGATCTTTATGAGATCGGAGATGAAAGGGCGCCAAGCGTATGAATAATTCAATACGCCAGCAGAGAGATTACGTAGAACGCCATACGATTTCTTCCACAGCGAAAACATCATCTTAATGTCCTTTAATTCCAGGACAAAATTTACGATGTTGACGCCCCCCGTAATGTCCTCAACCCTAGGCAACATATTTCTATGTGCACGGGAGAGGGCTCCTTCCAGGTCACTAAGCTGGATGGTTACGGAATTGAACGTAGGATTACTAGGATGACCCTGCACGCCATTAATGCTCAAAGCATAATACCATGCAGGAATCATGATAGTACTGTAATTAGGGCTGACGGTAGCCGGAAAAGTCTGGTTAATCCAGTATCCGGGGTCAGCCTTCTCCAATGATCTCACAGTTGATGTATGGACGACGTTCTTAAAGAACGCCGCTCCAACGTCATAAGCTATCGATTCATTAGAATACGATAAACCTGCGGGATCAGGGTACTCATCATAAGATGTCGAAACAGGGCTTTGATAGCGGAACAATCTTCTTGCTCCAGCAATCAGTAGCCTAAGTTTTGGATGAGAATTCATCCTCGACAACGAAATCGATCGAGTACTGTCCTTTGGAATCATTACAGCCATCCTATGTTGGAAGAAATTGTCTTCTAACTCGATCAACACCCCATCTGGCAGCGTCTTCATAAGAAGATCCTGCAATCCGGGAATGCCGCATCACTATGCCCCTTATAATAATAGTGTTGAATTCAACCAACAATACTATTAAGGCATAGAGCGAGTTAGGCAATGGAGCCACACTTAAGTGTGGTTGATCACTTAGTGAATAAGTGACCCCATTGGGAATTCG